CCATGTGAGTCGTCACCTTCGTTCATCTCTTTGATGCGCTCTTGGATCTGTGCTCTGGTATAGCTGTCGAACTTCTTCTGCCGCAGGAATTCCATCAACGAGTCAAGCCTGAAAAAAGTGACCTGTTCTTCCGAATCAGTGTAGGGCTTGCCCAGCATAATCTCTTCGACTGTCTGAGCCTGCACCCGTCCTGTACAGTACGACTCAAGCAGGTCAAGGAACTGACCTTTGTATGTCAGTTCTTCTGGCACTTCGATCTGATTGCAGTTGTCCATCAGGTTGTTGATCAACACCTGCCAGTCAGCATCCTTGGCGCGTTCAGGCATGAAGTTTAGCTGCTCCATGCATGACCGCTGGAACAGGCGCGGATTCTGTAGCTCATCGGTATCAAGCTCCAGCCGCCTGCCATCAATGTCTAAGAACCACAGCCGTGGCTCTGACATCACAACCGACAGGCCGCTGATGGTGGGCAATGTTCCACCGCCCCCGATCCCATGCTTCAGGGTGCGGCATGTGTTCTTGTTACAGTACGAAGCCATCGGCTCTTCACTGCACAGGTAGCCCCATTCCTTCTTCTCGACTTGATTCTGTATTGTCACGATCTCTGAAGCAGGTAGCGGCGGCTTAAAGTCCTTGGCATTGTGTTCTTCAAGCAGAGTCTTCCAGTTCACTTCGTCATACTTCTTGAGGAAGATACCCAATTGAAATGCAAACTTGTTGCGCCCACCTTCGGAGATACCAATAGACAGCATCTGTCTTACGCACGGTATGTAGTCTGGGTATAGATCAACACTGCCCCCGATTGGCAGCTTCATGAATTCGTTTGGATCGATGCTGATCTCATCGACCATGTCGAGGAACTGCTCTAGTGTCGCCCCGTCCCCGTCCGGAAGAACCGCTGGGCGGAGCGTCTGTTCCGAATGAAAGTACGGAAGGTTAATAAAGTTCCCAACATCGCCACGCTCGACCAGAACCTGTTCTTGCTTCGGGAAGATTTCACACTTGCCATGCCCAAGCATAGCAGCAATTTCCGCAGCTTTGTCTCTGAATTGTCCTGCACTGAACCACTCCTTAAAGAAAAAGAATATGTGAGCGCCGCCCGATTTAGAACGGCACACGATACACGGTACATTGTTTTGTGATAACTGCTTGATAAGAGCAGCGTGGTCTAATGGATACACATCGATATCAAGCGCACCAAACTTGCACTTGTTATCTTCATTAATAGGTATGGATCCGACGCCAGTCTTGCCGTCGAGATGTTCTTGCACGAGTTCCACAGTCAACGGTTTACGAACAACGTATGACTTGGCTTTAGTTTTTCCGGCTCTTCGTTCTTCTGATATATCTGTACGTCCATGTGCAGCGCCGAAACCAGCAAACGCCGCCATGAACCTTTCCGCAAGGGTCATAGCAATCTCCAAAAAAGGAAGGGGTGCCACCTATGACAAAGGCTCCGGCAAGCCCAAGTGACACCCCAACTGGTTAAAACGGTACGTCAGCAGCCTTAGTTGCTTGAGCCATCTCATCGGATGTACCCGCAGCCGTTTTAATCTCTCCTTTTTTGAAGCTTTCAGCCATTTCTTTGGCTGCAAGCATAGCCTTACCCATTTGGGAAACGTCAGTCTCGCGGTTAATCTTAAAGTTATACCACGTTCCCTGATCGTTGCTTTCAGACACAGTCGTTATCCGCCATGCAGTACCATAGATAGGTAGAATGAACGGACCGTTCTTACCCACAGCGCGGCACGAAGTACGCTGGGAGTTCCACTTCTTCGACACTTTCAACTGTGTCTTCTTCATATCCAAAACAGCAGGATCACAGTCCCCTGTTTCTTCGTTGTACACCATTACCAAATGCTGGTGACAGCGTACAAGTTCATTACCTGAAGGCAGGATTTCAGCCGCGCCCTCACGAGTAGTGTTGGACAGATCAGGATCGTTATGATCTAGTTCACTTACGAGTCCGCCACCCGCAGAGCGTGGAGTAAACTCAAGGTACTTCATCTCAAAGGCCACAGGAATGACAACCACACCTGTATCTTCAGAGTAGATCTCGCCCGTCACAGTATTGAAGATATCACCCTGTGACGCACCTTTAATATACTCAGGCTTTTCTTTATTAAGCTGCGGCGAAAGAGCTTGCAGTATCCGCACAAACGGAATCTGCATTTGCTCCTGACCGATCTTTTCAAAACCCGCACCAGCGTTTTCTTCAAAGATATCCATCAAGCCTTCTGGTGCCAGACTTGTATTAACTTTTTCTGCAACTGCTGTATTAGCCATAGTTATTTATCCCTTCTTGATAACAGCACGGTTTCCGACATACACACCAAAGGTGTCGTAGTCGATCTCTTGTTGAGACTCGATACGATTCTTCACCCATGAACGTAGAGTCATGGGATGGATGTGTGTTTTTTGATTTGGCTCAAGACCCTGATTACGAAGATCATCAAGCACAGCGCCAGCTACATTGTCTTGGCCCATGCCGAATGATACGACGACATCATTCTTAATTATGTCACCCTCACCAATTGAACGCAGGAACCCATAGGCTTCTTCTTTACGGTCATCTGGAATACGGGCAGACACAAACTTCTCGACAGAGACTTTGTTGCCATCAACTGTCAAGCTTTCAACACCAAGCTCTTGCATGAGGGCGGGGATGTCTTCCTCGTCCACAACGCGCTTCTTGGCTTTCAGGTCTTTTAGGAATTGTTCCGTCTGTTTAATTTCATCGTCAACCTTTTGAGATTCACGAATCAAACGGGATAGGCGAGTAGTGCCCTCTTCACTAACTTGGTCAAATGCCTTGGCGTTAGCAGCCTCTTCTTCAAATAACGAAAACACATCGTTCATCGTTCTTGCTCCTTGATTAAAGTTTATCCCCTTCGGGAGTAGAGAAGTGTTTTACTTCGGGTCTGTGGCGAAGTCAATGGCTTCTTTTGCAAAATCGTCGAAAGTATACGGTTTCACATATGCCTTTACAATATGTGCCATCTGTCCACCTATCGTGCGCCCTTCTCTGTGCGCCAGATTCTTTAAGTCTGCATGTACCTTATTAGGAATTGCAACTGATTTATATTTGGTATTGTCCAACTTATTCTCCTTGTTTTACTTGGACCCCTATGCAACACTACACCAACTGGCTGGGATATAAAAGGATTATTTATGAAAAAACCCAACTATCGAAATGTCGAAGGTAAGCGGTGCGAACTTATAGCTGTAGACTGGCTGCTTGCTCAAGGGTGTTACACTTACACACCTACCATGGAACAGGGTCCGATTGATATTGTAGCCCTTTCCCCCAAAGGTGACTGGTTCTACTTTGACGTAAAGAAAGCGAGTCGTAGGACAGAGGGCACTATCATAAGCAGGTTGCTCACCAGCAAACAAAAGAAGCTTGGCGTCCGTCTGCTCTATGTCGATCCCGAAACTGGTGAGTGCCATCTTTACCCCCATCAATTCAATCCTACTAGCCTATCAGAGACCAATGCTGCCTGCCGCAAGAATGGCGTTAAACCTCAAGCCATTTCCTCACTTCTTCACCCAGAGTCGCCCCCGCAAGATTAATCTTGCTTTTCAATGCTTTAGCTATGTTTATGTCTACCGTTCCGGGCACCACTAGATCCACATACAGGACCTTATTCTGCTGACCAATACGATGACACCGATCTTCTGACTGCCACCTTGTCTCAAGGTTGTAGTCGTTGGCGTAGTAAATCACGTTGGTTGCCGCAGTGAGCGTGAGTCCATACCCCGCAGTCTGTGGGTTGGCAACAAAGAACCGTGCGTCGCCGTGTTGGAATGATTGTATAGCGGCCTGACGCTCTTCGTCCGTTGTGCCCCCGTAATAACTGACCACGGTGCCCGATCCATGGACTTTTTTTAGCTCCTGCACAATTTTCTGTATGTCGTACCTGAACCGTGACCAGATGATTATCTTGCCTGTCATCTCTTCGATGGTGTCAAGCATGGCCTGAATCCTGTTGCTTTTTATCTCGACCAGTTCACCATCATCTGTCTTCAAGTGACCGCACAGCACCTGTTGCATGCGAAGCAACTTGGTCATAACTTCAGATGCAGTGACCAACTCACCGTCCTCTAGCAGAGCGATAGCCGCACCCTTCAAAGAGTTATAGTGTCTGGCCTGATCGTCTGTCATAGCAACCTCACGGAACGTATATATCTTGTCCGGTAGATCCAGTGCGTCTTCTTTTGTGACACGATATGAGAATGTAGACAGTTTGTCTGACAGCTCTGATAGATTCCTGTAGCCCACGACCTGAGTGAATGAGTGGTTACCCATGCGCTGAGTCCGTGTCATGGCATACCGATTCTGGAACGACCAGTATGATTTAAAGCCAAGCAAGCTAGGACTCAAAAAGGCACACTGTGAATACAGATCAAGCGGCGATTTGGTTACTGGCGATCCAGTAAGTATGCGTTTGTATTTCGCGGTGCCACCAAGCGCAAGTAGGTTCTTAGTCCTTTTGGCCTTGGGGTTCTTGATAGTCGTTGATTCGTCAATCGCAAGTAAGAAAGAACTGCCCTGTGTGAATGCAGCCAAGTATTTTTGTACTTTTGGTGTTGCGAAACCTTCCACATTAACCAGCAATATGCGGAGCTTTCCACGCTCCTTAATGGCATCAGTAAGTCTTCGGGCAGCAGCTTTGTTTGGGTTCGGATTCCAAACATAAACCTCATGCGGTACGGCTTCGGGAAAATGTACGGGAATCTCCGATATCTCCCAGTTTCTGTAAACCCCCTTCGGTGCCACGATGACAGCCGTGTCAATTTCAGAGTTCTCGTATAGCCAAACAATATTGTCGATGAGAACTTTCGATTTACCACAGCCCATCTCCATGAAATATGCAAAGTTAGATTTGTCGTAACTTCTTAGCAGCGCCTCATGCTGGTGAGCATAGGGCTGAGTCTTATAATTAAACATGTGTATCCTAAAGCCAGTCTAACGCAGACGGCGCGGATCTATCCTGCACCCATCCACCTCTGTACACAGCTTCCCTCTGCGGCGCAGCCGGATCGTCCTCGAACCGCTGTCCGTTGTATAGTTCATCCATTTCATCAGGTAGTAAGAACGACCCGTGATATCCTGTGATCCATACAGACTTATGCAACCGTTCCCATTTTTGTATCCGACTAAGCTGCCGGATCGTTGTCGTCGGTATCCCAGTCAGGGATGAAATAGAATCCGGTAGGTGACTCATCTCCCACATCCTCTTCGCCACCAAAACTGCTAGATGCGGGTGGTTCGGGAAACTTGATGATGTTATTGTCAGGCTCACCGTGTACTGTGTTGTCATTTTTTTTACTCATCTTCTATACCGCCTGTCATAATTCCAAACCTTGCCGCTTCCATATACCAAAGGACTTCGGCAGGATCGCTTACTGTTGTGATCATTTGAATTTGACCCTCATGATTTTCGCCCATGATGATAATATCTTTAAAGGCTTCACTAGCCACATCGCATACCATAGGCACAGGTTCCTGTGACTTCTTAACACGATGCACAGGGAATGAAATAACCTTGTCTGTCAATGTTTATTCCCCTTTATATAAAGCAGAGCGAACACGTCGAACTTCTGCGGCTGATGTGTTCTTATAGTAGATCTTCGACCCTCTGCCATAGTTGTAGTTTTTCTTTTCGACAGGTCTACCCATGTTGTCGAGTTTCTTATCGACCTCTGGTATCCTCATAGCATTAACCAATTCATCTTTTGTGGGCACACCCATGCTCAACCTCTCATAATCCGTTTCCATGCCAGCCAAACCTCTTGCTGTAACTCTTCATCAACAGGCTCTGGATCATTTAAAAAACCAGTTACAATATCTTCAATAATACACACCGCATCAGACCAGCTTATATCCTCTGGCACTGAAGCTATATCCTGTTCATCTGGCATCAAGTGTGTTTGCATTTCACTCTCCGTCATGACTACCTCTCCAATGCTATCCCGTATGGGATAAGTTGTAAAGAAATGAAGCATTCCATAGATTTCCCTGTCATGAGTTTAAAGCGGTCAGGGTTGATCAAATCAGTAGCGCAACAAAATCACTTAGGGGGCGCATACTGGTTGACATCTATGGCGTTGAGGGACGCTGCTTCTGACGACCCCGAAAGGAGGAACTACCGCTCCCCTACAACCAATCCACATACAGAACAGTGCGTGTTACCTTGCCTCTCGACCATGTGAGTCATAGACTCACACTTTGGGCACTGTCCTTGTTCAATTCTCTTTTGCAACGTGCCGTCACCTATGTGAACTATGTTCAACGGTTCACGATCCACGATTACTTCGACCATAGCCATGTCTTTTGCTTTTACATACAAATCAGCCGGAGTCTGGGTGTGGGTATTACCCAAACGCATCATGATCATGTCACCGTCGTCCCATACCTCGCGTATTAAACGACCCTCAAGCTTTTTCAAATCGATTTTCATATGAACTTGCTCCAGTATTCGCTCCATGCTTCACCCAGCATGTCATGCTTTTCGGACAAATCCAAATGTTTTAACTTGGATAAATGTTTTTCCATGCGACCAGTGAATTCATCATAGGTTTCGCACTCGCCTATAACCTCGCTGACCTTGTCCATGAATTCTTCTTCAAGATCCATAGCCCATGCTTTCATCTTACCCATTGGATGTCTCCTGATGTAGCCAAACCACGTCGGGATCTCTGCCGCCTGTTATATTTACAGCCTCACGCATAGCCTTTTCCTCGGCATCGTCAAGGTTAGAGGCGAGGACATTGACCTCGCGCTCCACTATAACCCTGACTTTCACGCGGTAATTACCACGATCTGTCATCAACCATGCTCCTCAATGTCGAGATGAAACAGGCGGCGAACTGCGTTAGCTGAGTCAATTAGCTTGTGCATGTCCTGACAGGTGATGGCCTCTACGCCGTGCCACTGAAGATCATCGCCGATACTGCTGGCAACATTAGCCAGTGCTTCCACGTTCTCGATCATCGATGGATACTTGTCGCGTAGCTGAAACAGCAGGGCTTCACGCACCATGGCTTCCTGCTCACGTTGCTTCGCCCAATATTCTTGACGCTCTTCCATCGTCATGTCTTCAATCTTTTTTGCTTTTCCCATCTCTTTGCTCCTTGTTAAATGTGGGATTTAAAATTCCATAGTTGATGTAATTCTTAGGGATTGGGCGACCGTTCCTATCAAGCCGCCGCCCAACCTCTGGGATTTTTAGATCTTTCAACAGATCGTCTTTGCTAGGGACACTCATTAATGCACGACCTCTTCATCATCGTCATCTTCCATGATCGACTGCACAGCGGTCTGCATCCCCCCAGCCAAAATACTGCTAACCAAAAACGGGTTATCAATATTGTTACGAAGAAGCATATTATACGCCGCCGTAATCATGACATAAGCCATCTTATCAGGATCGATATTGTTCTTTGCTATCTTATCAATCGCCTCGTTTACGGCATTTGCCGCCTTCTCAAAACTATCAGAATTTTGGGACATGTCTGATCCCCTCTCTTTGTTTGTTTTTCATTACCATATATTCACGGTGCTTAGAGTCAATGATTTCCTGCTCAGCCTGCTCGAAGATCAAGTCCCCGAATTCACGCATAAGCCTGCGAACCTCATCATCGACATACACTAGGTTTGGATCTTTCATCCCCAATCCTTCCTGTCTTCCTCGTTTTCCCAGCCGATCTTGTATTCTAAGACCTGCTCCGATGTCATCTGCTCTTTGCCAATCCGGATCATCGATCCTGTCGGCAGTTTCAAATGATAGTGTGGGCGGTAATCCCGACCATAGTACCTGTCCGCCGATCCACGATCCATGGGACTGCCGTGTGGTGGTAGTGGTAAAGCAATCATCTCGACCTCGCTGTCTTCACACTTTGTGTGACAATTTTGTTTGTGATCATATCCCGCACATCCTCATAAGACTCAGCGACAAAGTACCCATCGTGCCGACACAGGCCGTCATTGACCACGGTCACCGTGCGCTCAATCTCGCCGACCTTGATGTTTCGGGTGGTGACAGAAAACCTGTCACCGACCAAAAATATTTGATCCACATCTTTTCCGGTCATGTGGTCAACCTCTGTAAATTCAAGCGTTATCATTACGCTGTCTCCTCAAAAGTTTTAGGTGTTCTGTCCCACTGAGGTTCATCGTCAACAAACATTTCAACAAAGACACGTTTGTCTTTCAACTCATCATAAGTGGATTTGGTCACCTCGTAACATCTGCCAGCCCCATAGGCCATGCCATCATTCCAGTACATACCTTCACGAAGACCCGTAGAGTCATGCTCATCCAGCCCATACCAATCCTTGGCAATCTCTTCCATGACCTCATCAGGATCGCCAGCGGTTGCGAACAGGATGGATTGTTGAACCTCGAACTCACCATATTGTTCGTCAATATTTCCAACATAATATTTCATCACGCAGTCTCCTTCATGCCTGCAAAAAAGTGTGGGCGATAGTCGTCAATCTTGCCGACAAATGTGTGCAACAAGGCCAACTCAAACTGATCACCAATGAACCGGATATCACCGACCAACTCTTCAAAGCTGGTCTTTGGTTCGATAGAGTCGCCGAGATGATTGCAACCCAACACCAATGCCTTACCAGCCAGCGGCTGGGGATAATTGCGGTGAATCCAAAACCGCTGGTTCTCAACATACAAACCCTCATCATCAACAAAGGCCGCATCTTGATTGCCATACAGACGCACGACATCGAAATAACCACGGCTGGCATCAATCAACCGGCTGATGCTTTCGTAATTTCCGTCATAGTCAACTGTCGTGACGTTCTGACTAAATGGATTTATGAAATATGCTTGCATGTTTTTACCCTCTGACATACCTGTCCCCCTTCACATAAATAACATCATCATACCAACCGCTAGCCACAGGCATTGTAGTCAACCCTGTACCAGCGCACTTCGTGCATGTGTCTATCTCACATTCATTCACAGGCACATAACCATGACCCACACAGTCATCGCATACATACTGTATTTGAACGCTTGTGGTGCGTGATCCACGATCCATGATCCAGTCTCCTTCTCTCAAGTTGTCTAGGAACACTCCCATAATATCCCAGCTATGTAAAGCAAAAAAATCACGTTTATATAGTTTTCCCCATATTTTTTTAATTTGATTTTTATTTTTGTAAAATAGGCGTAACGAGCGTAACGGCGTAACGAGTAGTGTTAAACTGTTGTAAACATTAGACCTGCTCGTTACACTGTGGTTACACTCGTTACACTTGTACCATCCGGAGTCTGACTTTTTGCCGATATTTTTGTTAATATACTTTATAAAAATATGACAGACACTATAATAGCCAGCATGGAAGACACTGAAAAACGCAAGGCTGGTAAGCCCAAAGGCATGCTGACGAATCGTCAGCGTGAATTTGCAAAATACATTGTTGAGGGCATTTATTCTAATGCTGAGTGCGCTCGTAAGGCTGGTTATGCCGAAGGTCAGGCGGCAAAGACTGCTAGCCTGTTTCTGAATGGCAGAGACTTTCCGCATGTTGTCGAACTGATCAAAGACCTCAGAGAACAAAAAGAGCGTAAGTATGGCGTGACCTTGATTGGTCAGCTTAAACGCCTGTCCGACCTGTCCCACAATGCCGAAGAGTCGGGGCAATTTAGTGCGGCGATCAACGCTGAGAAAATACGATCTGCGCTTGGCGGCTTGACCATTGACAGGCGAGAGCAGAACCACGTCCACCAGATCGACAAACTGAGTCGTGATGAAATCATCGCCCGACTCGCCGAAATCCGAAAGAACCACCCTGCCGCATTTATAGAAGGCGAGGCCATCGAACATGCCCAAACCCGAACAGAACCTCTGGCAATCATTCAAGAAAACCCTGCCGAAAAAATCCCATTGGAACAGGATTGAAAACCGCACAGGCACAGGCATGCCAGATGTATATCTGGTCATGGACGGTGTTGCCTGTTGGGTTGAATTAAAAATCATAAATAAAAATCGTGTCCGCATTGCACAGTCGCAGATTGCTTGGCATCTGTCGCATGCCAGATGTGGTGGGCTGTCATTCTTTTTGATGCGCGAGACTGGAAGCAAGCTTGCGCTTTTGTACCCATCGTCTGACGTGCTTGCGCTCTGCGACCCACGCGACAAGTGGCCTGCGCCCATCTGTTGTTGCCCTATGTCTGACATCCCTGCGGCCTTGCGATCCTATGCCCTAAATGAAAACGAAAAAAGCCAAGCGGCGTAAACCGCTTGGCCTTGGTGTTTAGCTGTTTGGATTGCGAACATTGCGCCAGCCTAGCAGTCGCTGTGCCGCTTTAGATATTGGCTTTCGTGTTTTGATAACATCGCCTTTTTTGTTTTTATAAACGTACATAATGCGCCCCCTGTCCTAGTGTTTTGGATATGATACGGTTTTGACATCACGCGACCAGCAAGCGGTACAGTCGCCACAAAAACCAAGCTTCAACTTGCCCAGCGTTTTAGATTGTTTCGCCGCTTTATATTCTGCATGGCTTACCATCTCGCCGCTTTTCTTTGTGCGGTAGGCTTCGCATAGCTTGCCGACGGCCTTACTAACATCTGTCACGACCGCGCTTGATTGTGCCCATTTGCTAGGCGGCGCGGTGTCAACATTGTGCGCGGAATATCTCAGCACCGCATTATCTGGCAAGCTTTCCATTTTTAGCGCGTCCTGCCATATGCCGCGCTCTTTTGTTGGTATCCAATGCCGCTTATGTGGCGTCGCTTTACATACCGCGATAATCTTTAAACAATGCGCGACCGTCCGCACGTCGCCGCTATCAAACCAGCGGTGATATTCTTTTCTGCTTTTGTTAATCTCTGCGACAATCTCGGAAACGAATTGAGGCGAATTCAACTTGTCTTCTCTGTATTTCATCGCCTTTTTGACATTGCCCCATATATACGCGCCTTTTAATGCATAGCAATCAAAGCAAACTGTCCCCGGTATCCGGGCAAGCTTCGCGCCTGTTATGCATCCCTCTGCCGATATACTAAAGCTTGTCGCTTTATTCATCTTGCTAGGTTTTGATAAAAGATTTGGCATTTCATAAGCTCCTATAAAACATGACAAAATTGTCTAATAAATAACTGTCCCATAATATCCCAGCCAATGCAATAAAAACATATAAAAAGAAATGCAAAATATCCCCAACTATCCCAGTTTATTTGATTTTGTGCGGTTTAGTGTTTCCGCGTTTCTTGCACCGTGCACCCTGTCCCATCGGTTTAAATTCATTTGCGCCCCGACGCCTGCGCCCCTGTGCTGTCAAATTGAGTCTTGATTTTTGCGCCCTGCGACCCGACGCCTGCGCCCTTGGCTGTCAAAAAAATAAAAATGGACTCAGCGCGGGCGCAATGCGCCCGCGCTTCATGGTTAAACAGGCGCATAAGCACCCTCTTGATGTGGGTCATTCGGGGCGATCCGCACCCATCTGCCGCGCTCATCGCGCTCCGACCACATGTCGAGAAAATCCTGTTGATGATCGGTAAAAGAATAGCTGTCATCGCACGGGGTGCCTTCGTGAAAAGTCTCACACGCCTGCACGTCCCAGCACGCGCCTTCACGCAACCCAAGCTCAAACGCCTTCGCCTCTGCGAGGGTGTCAAACTTGCGCGTCATGAACTCGCGCTCACCACGATAAGAATCCTCATCGATAAATAAAACATATGAAATCTCAACCATGACATAATCTCCAAGTTAAAGTTAATGGTTCGTGTATCGTAGCACATGGTACATGATCCACTGTGTCATCTGTTTGACATTGACTTGCGCCCCATGGACGCGCCGTTTTGGGCGGGTTCTTAGAGTGGGCGGGAGTCAACACGCGCCTCGCGCCGCTTGCGCCCTGCGCCTCAACTTGATTAATAAATGATTTAAAAAATAAGATAGGGCGACCGAAGCCGCCCAGATCATTAGCCTGGTAGTATTTCACTTAACTCGCCATCCCATGCGTCATCATTAGCGCACTCGATTGCATCACGCGGAGTCATACCGCAGTCGTAACAGTCACGCCATGTTGCATCGGCTAGATCGTTAATACTAAATGGTACACCGACCTTGTCTAGTTCTTTGGTGCATCCGGCTTCAACCTGTTCATATGTCATAAACTCTTCATATATCATTATCTATACTCCCATGTGGTGTTGCATGTCCATTGCTCCACCTCTTCATC